CCACACACAGGGTGGGGTGCTTACTCTGCAACTGATGATTTTCAACACAGTGATGCGGTAAATTTTGCTGCACAGACAGGTGAATTTTTTATTACAGGAATACAGCTTGAAGTAGGAGATGTAGCTACAGCATTTGAACACGAGGACTATGCAACCACCTTAACCAAGTGCAGACGTTATTATCAATATATTACAGGCACTAGCTATTATGGTGGCTTTCATGCTTACACAGGAAGCACAAGTATTTATGTTCAACTCATTCCCTCAATGAGAGCCGCCCCAACTGTTACAAATTACAATGTAAGAAACGGTAGCACTGGTGCGACTGCATCTAATCAAGCCGCCAATTACGGAGCTATAGACGGCTTTAACGCCCCTATAGACGGCTCTGGCGGGTCAGACACTCATTTCTCGCACCTAAATCAAGCATACTTAGAGGCAGCAGCGGAGATGTAAATGATTGAGAAAAAAATCATAGCAAATGCAAAATACATAGCTGGTGTGGACGGTGAGAATAGTATGGTTTCTTGCACGATTAATGGTGTTGGAGTGAGCGTTCCCCTTGACCCAGATAATACAGACTACGCAGCCATCCTTGAGTGGGTAGCTAAAGGTAACACAATACAGGATGCAGATTAAATGCTTCAAATACCTGAACAATTAGAACGTGCTATGGCTAAATCTATTGGGTATACAGGAGATATGGCTGGTTTTCAGTCTTATGTTCAGTCTAATCCACAGGCAGCTAAAACCTTTGAGGGTATGCTTTCTATACTAGATACTCAGAATAAAGAAATGTCTAGTAGAAGAAATGCACGTGCTGGCTCTGTTCAGATGAGTACAGGTGGCACAATTTTTCCGGGTGGTGGAAGTGGTGGTATTCAAGCCGGGTTGCCCGGTGGCCCTACAACTACTTTAAGTGTAAATCCTCCTACTGGCCCTGTTGTGAATATTCCGGGTATCACATCAACAAACGCTCCCTCTCCCTATCCTGTATTACCTACAGCACCTGCTCCCGGTCAACAATCAACTGCTGGTAAATCTATAGGTGAAGTATCTGCTGATATGATTTCTCAGCCGGGATTACCGTCTGGTGCTGAGGTTCAAGTGGTAGGTGTTACACCCACAGTAGGTCAAGACATTGCACAACAAACAGGTCAGTTAACTGGTCAGGTAGCTATTCCAACAGCACAAGCAGGTACAGCTACAACAGGCGTAGTTCAAGCTTCACAAGCTAATGTTATGCAAGCTGCACAGGCTGCACCAGCCGTAGATGCTGCTTTAAACGCCACACAAGCTGCACAGACTAATCCTAATGACCCAAATGCACAGATAACTGCTGCTCAACAAACTGCATCTTCAGTGGGCAATTTACAAGCTGCACAAGGTAATGCACAATTAATAAATAATCCTGTACAAAGACAGATACAAGCTGGTGAATTAATTAGTGGGTCTGGTGTTGACTCCGCAAAAATATCTCAGTCAATAGCACAGACACAAGCTGCTACAGCCACACCAAGTGTACAGGCAACTGTGCAGGGACAATTGGCTAATCTACAGCAACAGTTTCAAGGTGCTAATCCACCTGCATGGGCTGCTGGTGCTATTCGTGTTGCTAATGCACAAATGGCTGCTCGTGGTTTGGGTGCTTCATCACTAGCAGGTCAGGCTATTGTGCAAGCAGCTATGGAAGCATCACTTCCGATTGCACAGGCAGATGCTCAAATACAAGCACAGTTTGAAGGTCAAAACCTCTCTAACAGACAGCAGGTAGCAATGCTTGCTGCGGAACAACGTGCTAGGTTCTTAGGTCAGGAGTTTGACCAAGAGTTTCAAGCAAGAGTACAAAATGCTGCACGTGTTGCAGACATAGCTGGTCAGAACTTTAATGCTGAACAGCAAATACAGCTAGAAAATAGCCGTGCTATTAATACAATGAACCTAAATAATTTAGGTAATAAACAAGCTTTGGTTATTGCACAGGCTTCTGCACTTGCTAACTTAGACCTTTCTAACTTAGGTAATAGACAGCAAGCTGCTGTACAAAATGCTAAGTCTTTCTTACAGATGGACATGGCTAACCTGTCTAATCAACAACAAGCAAACATGTTCAATGCACAGCAGCGTGTACAATCTTTATTTACAGATACTGCTGCTGAAAATGCCGCTAGACAATTTAACGCTACATCACAAAATCAAGTTGACCAGTTCTTTGCAAGTCTAGCACAGCAAGCTTCTCAGTTTAACTCAACACAGATAAATGCTCAAGAGCAATTTAACGCAGGGCAAAGAAATACTATTGAGCGATTTAATGCTGAGATGAATAATAACCGTGACCAGTTTAATGCACAAAACCAGATGGTAATTGCACAATCAAATGCAAACTGGCGTAGGCAGATAGCTACAGCAGATACTGCTGCAATAAACAGAGCAAATGAAGTAAATGCTCAAGCTTTATTAGGTATATCAAATCAGGCTTACAACAACTTGTGGAACTACTATGGTGACACGATGGAGTGGGCTTGGACATCTGCTGAGAATGAACGTAGTCGTGTTATCGAACTTGCACGGGCGCAGTTAGCTGCTGATTCAGATGCTAATATTCAAAACATGAAAAATGACTATCAATCCTCTGCAGCATTTGGTAAAATAATAGGGAGCTTTATTACAGGTGGCTTCGGTGGAGGATTTTTCTAATGCTAAATAGAATGAACCCAGCTATGATTGCTTCACAGCAAATGGAACTTCGTATAAAAAATAAAGGACCAAAGAAACCTGATAATGGTAAATCTGGTGGTCTTTTAAAACGTACAAACCTTATGCCAAGTAAGTCATCTAAAGAAGCTTCTATGGATAGCATGATGGATATTGTTTTAAAGTTACGTTCTATGAAAGAGGACATTAAGAATAATGGAAGAGATTCTACAGGTAGTGCATGATGCACCCATTCCGGGTCAGCATTTAACTTCTCCTTTTGGTGATAGACCTTGGCAAAACCCTGCTGAGTTTTCTACTGCAGAGGAGGCACTAGAACAATTCTATATCCCAAGATTAATGAATCCAGAATATGCTGATGAGTTACTGGATGTTATTGAAATGGGTATCTCTTTGTCTGCCATAGCTAATGCTTTGCAGCTTGGTTGTGTCATGGAAGGTAAGCATAGTATTGATGTGGGCATCCTAATTATGCCTGTGCTTATGGAAATATTAGAATTGATTGCAGTAAATGCTCAAATAGATTATGTAAAAGGTGATGAAGTACCTGAGACAAAAGATGTATCATCCGTAAAAATAGATAAAATTATTACCAAACTTAGAAATCAAGAAGAAACAGAAGATACTGAAGTAACTGAGCCAGTAGAAGAAGATATTCCTGAAGAAGAACCTGCCGGGTTAATGGCTAGGAGAGCGAAGTAATGTTTAATTTAGGTGCAGTATTAGGCGGTGTAGCTGAACAAGTAGCTGATGACATTGATACCCGTAAGAAGCGTGTCGAGCTTATGGTCGATAAGGCATGGGATACGCACACAAAAAGATATTGGCAAAAAAGAGATAAAGAAGAAGCAAAGGCAGAGCTAGTAGAAGATACTATTAAGGAGATTGCTGCACTTAATGGTGTAACTAGCCTAGACCAAGCTGCTGCTATTTATAATAAATTAGGCACAGTAGATAATGCTACTGATTGGCTTAACGGTGCAAAGCAGATAACTAACTTTGGTGGTAACTTGCAAGAGATGGGATATATCTCTGCAATGCCAGAAGATTTTGAATCATCAGAAATGACTGCTAAAGAGTATGCAGCATCATTTGGAGACCCTGTAAAGTTTGCTGAAGGATTTGGTATTCCTTCTGAAACAGGACCGGGTATGATGGGCAAGAAAGTTGCTGCAGGATTTGCATCTAGGCGACAGCAAATGGAAGCTATGGGTCTTGTACCAGAAGATGTACCAGCACAGAAGGTCACATATGCAGATATTAAAGTTGACCCATCATTGAAGGGTAGTGATGTATCTGTAGATGCTACAAAAGAAATGCTTACGACACAGCTTGCTAGAGTGCCTGAAGGTTCACCACAGGCAGAAGCTATATCAAACTCACTTGAGAATTTAAGAAATGCACAAAGAGCAGCATCTGGTGGTAGAGTAGGTTTAGATGCCTTAGATAAAGCTAGAAAAAGCGTAGAAAATTATTACAAAAGTGCTGCTATGGATGAAGGGGTTAGTAAAACTGGAGTAACAATAGTTGATGGTGCAATAACGTATTCAGATGATGTATTATATTCACAGTGGAGAAAAAGTAAAGAGCAAGATATAATAAACTATTATAAGGATAGCGTTTCACCTGAAGAAATGGCTGCTATTGAAGCACATCTACAAGTTTCTAGGGCTGAAACAGAGGCTGAAAGTGTAGTTAAAGAAAATGCTGCAGAAACTAATACCGTTGCTGAAGTAACTCAAAAAAGTGAAACTAAAGTACCTGAATCTCAAAGCACAATACAAGCAAATGAAGCAAAACTTCTTATAGGACAAATGATAACAGGTGGTGCAACAAAAGCACAAATTAAAGAAGATTTTATGAGTTCTCCAAATGCAAGTGAAGCTTTGTTTGAACAATTATATAGTGAAGTGCAAAGTATGCAGCAAGAAGTTCAAGAAAACCCAACAGTAGTACAAAGCTATAGTTTTAGAGGTAGATAATGGGTTCTTTTGACCATCTCTATACAAATGAAAATACCAAAAAACCTAGCACTGGCTCATTTAATCATCTATATACTAATGTAAAAAAAGATGATGCGCCTGTAATAGAAGAAGATTTCACTTACTCTAAATTCCAAGAGTCTCCTGAACTTAGACAAGCAGCAGTTAGGTTTGCTAAAGACCATTTAGGATACGACAATCCTACTGCAGAAAAAGCTATTGACGAGACTATTGAACACTTCCGTGAGTTTAATGTAAATGAAATGGTTGCTGCTGGGGATTGGGGCTACGTAAGTGGTCTCAAGACAGATGGCAAACAAGAACAATTAGAAGATTATAGAAAACTATATCAAGCGTTTGATGCACTTCCAGCTTTCTACGAGAGTGGGGGTGCGCCATCCGCTTTTCTTGATTATGCGGCAGGTATTGCACAAGCACCATCTACGTATGCAGGTATACTGCTACCGGGTGCTGGTAAAGCTGCTGGCATCATAGGTCAAACAACTGCGAAGCTTGCTATTGGTAGGGCTTTAGCAGAAGCAACTAAAACACCTGTAAGGTCATTAGCTACTACTGCTGCAATAGAAGGAACTGCAGCTTTAGCTGGTGATATATCCGCACAAAAAGCACTTATGGAAGCAGATGTTCAGGATGAGTATTCTCTTGCACAAACAGGATTGGCTGTTGGAATAGCAACTGCTTTACCCGTTGCTGCTGGCGGAGTGTTGATAAAGAAAAAAGCTGTAGACTATATTGAAAGAAACACAGAAGACCTTGTTACTATATCTCAAGAAGCTATTAAGAAGCGTGTAGATAAAGCTAATCGTGCCGCTGACGCATCAAAACAAAAAAATACTGATGGCTTTAACATTGTAGAACAAAACCTAAACAGACTAAATGAAGAGGCTGTTGCAAAAGGTAAAGAAATTTTAGGTGAGGCTGCAGAAACATCTGGTATAGATTCGCCTATACGTTTAGCCGTACAACCAGAAAAGATGAAGCAGGTAACTGCTGCACTTACAGACATACTAGCTACACAAGGTGGTCTTCAAAAAGGTGAGAGAATAACTGAAGGTATACATCGTGTTTTAAAAAGTCTTGATGAAAAAAATATGCCAAAAGAAGTTGGCAAGGTATTTGATGATACTCTGGTAAAATATAATCTTACATTTGATGACTTGGCTAATGTTATCATGGCTGATGTTTCTGATTCAGCCAGACTTCTGCAGCAAATGGGTCAGGCTAAAGTAGACTTAAAAGCAAAGTTAGGTAACTTTAGTAGGGCGTTAGACGGCATAGCTGATTTTGACTTATTTGGCTTTGATATAGAAGTAAGAGAAGCGGCTAAACGTGCTAGAGAAGCCGTAGATGAAAATGATGTACGTGCTTATGTAGAAGAAATAGGTGTAGCTAGACAAGTAGATGCTGCACGTCTTGCCTTTATGACATCACAGACAGCAACCACAGTGCGTAACGTAGTTTCTGGTGCAGCTAGAGTTGGATTTGACACAATAACCAGAGCAGTTGACGTAGGTCTTAGAAAGGCTACAGGAAAAAAAATAACTGCTGCTGGACAAGATGATATCTTTGCGGTATTTGGAGCATTAACAAATCACAAAGAAGCTGTAGCTATAGAAAACATTTTTGCTATGGGTTTTCAAAAAGAAGCAACTAGATTGTTTAGGATGCTTCAAGATATTGGAGATACATCAGCCGTACCTAATAAGATGACACGTTTAGGTAATGCGTCTCGTCAGTTAAATGCTTTAAATACTATTACAGATAATATATTTAAAAGAGCAGCTTTGATAGGAAATTTAAAAAGAAATCTTAATGAGCAATACTCAAAAGTTTTGCAAGACAGAGAACTATTTGAAGAGTTTGGTAAAAAGTTCGGAAGAAACCCAACTGAGGATGATTTTAATCTTGTTGAGATAATTAAGAATGGCAGATTTAATGATGTATTTGGCAGCAAGAGTGGTCAAGAGACATTAAGCAAAGCAATAGATGAAGCTTTATACTTTACTTATCAGAAGCAACCAGATGATATTCTAGGCAAAACACTTATTAATGCTATACATAGAGTTCCCTTTGTTGGAACTGGAATTATGCCATTTCCTAGATTTATTATAAATGCCCTTAGACACACTTACGAATATTCGCCTGTATATTTTTTAAATCCTTTTGAAAAGGGTTCAAGGGCTGCAAGAAAAGAAATACTAAATGTGTATAAGCCTTTAGTTGGCATGTCACGTGACGAAACTATAACATCGTATGAAAATGCTGCAAAGGGTCTTGTAGGAACAGGATTCTTACTGGGTGCAGCTACTTACAGATATTTGGGTTTTGGGGGTGAAAATTGGTATGAGGGTAGAACGCCTGATGGAAGAACCTTTGATTTACGTCCATTCTTTCCTGCAGCACCGTTTCTTTTTTTTGGTGATTTAATAGCAAAAACATATAGACAAAATGTATTAGGTGAACCTCAAATATTTAAAGGTGATAAGAGTTTAGTTACAGATGCTTTACAGGCTATTACAGGAACTCAATTTAGAACTGGTATGGGATTGTACACATTAGATGCATTGGCAGAGGAAATAATTGGTGAATCAGGCGACACAAAATTTGAAGTAGGTGCTAAAATAATAACAGAGTGGGCTGCTAATACTGTAAGCACATTTACCATACCTATAACCTTTGGACAAGATTTATACAACACGTTTTTATCACCTGATGATGAAAGAATTGCAAGAGATTTAGAAAGCAGAGACATGATGTCTTTGTTTATAAACAAATCTCTATCTCGTATTCCCGGTAACTTTGCAATAGAAAAAAAGCTTGAGGAAGTTGGAATTACAAGTCCATTTACCGGTGAAAAATATAAAGCACCACCACCTCGTAAGCCAGCAACAAAAGAAGGTTTAGAAAGAAGAATAACACCCATTACCAGACAGACTACTGGTATGTTAAAGAGAGAGCGTAAGAATGTTCTTGAAAAAGAATTAGATAGACTTCGTATAAGACGCTCTGATGTTTACGGTGGTAGAACTGAAATACCTGAGTATAATGAAACCTATGCTACATTGCTAGATACCTTTATGGAAGATGAAGTAATACCTTATATTAAAAGTGACAAGTATAAGGCAAAGAACAAAAACCCTCAACTGCAAGCTAAAATGTTAAAAACAAAGTTGCGTCAGTTTAAAGAAATAGTAACAGGTGCTTTAAGAAAACAAAAGTCTACAGATATACTTGTTAAAAAATATGGGTTTAGTCCACGTGATGCATTGTTGTTCAATAGACTTCCAGCAGTATATAAGACAAAAGCAAAAGAACATTACATTAGAGTATATGGTGAACCTGAAACAGAGTTTGGCTATAATTACAGAGACTTATACAACTTAGGTAAGTCATATCAAAGTGCCATAGAAAAAGATGTCAGAGAGACAGACCCAAATCCAATAGAATAAAGGGGGGCAATTAAGCCCCCTCTTTTTTTATCCACTCTACAATGTCTTCTGGCCCTGTTCTTATACAATCACACACAGTATTAATTACAGCCATGCTAATTACATAGCCAAGCCACATAGCAACAACACCTAGTATAAGATACATAAGTATCCTACCTATTATCTCCATCACCCCCAAGTGTGCCTCGCTTACTTCGTCCTGACAGTTTAGAGTAATTCTCACTAGCAATATCAGAAAGATTGATACCCAAGTCATTTGCCAGATTAGCACAGTACCATAGAACATCACCAATCTCCGCTGCTATTTCAAGTTTTTTTACTTCAAATGCCTCCTTGTCAGCACCATCCCTGATGAACTTTTTAACTTTGTTAGCGACCTCACCTGCCTCACCAGCCAAACCAAGCGCAGGATAAAGTATCCTGTGCGTGGCTGGATAGATGGCAAACTCAATCGACTTACGTTGGTATTCATTCATCTCCATGTCTTTGTATTTATCCCTTATCCATTCTTTAGCTTGCTGCTCTAAGCTCATTGTTTTGTCCATCCTTAAATGCCTTTATCACATCAGAAGAAAACAACTTCTGTAGGTTTAAAAGGTACATCTTGGCAGCATTATTATCACCACCAGAGACGCTCTTCTTATAGTCTAAGTTATCAATTATCTTACGTAGGTTTTTAGTATCAAACACAATTGTGGCAAAAGTGTCGTCACCTAAACACAAGTTATGAAACCAGTAATCTGATTCCGTAGCGTTAATCCCACTAGGCTTACCATAACATTCGTATTCAATGGCAATGTTACCTGTGCGCTGCCAGACATCCCGTTCTGACTTTACTTCAATCTTTTTATTCTGAAGCATGTCAGCAACCATCTGTTCACGTACCTCTCCGTATTCTAAATCAATGTCAAACTTCTTACGGTCCTCTTTATTTGGTTTCATCTGTGTCATTATCTTCTCCTTTCTCCTGTGTAAAGAATTTAACCAGCATTTCCATCTTATCATGATAGTCAGCTATGTGGCCTAACTCAATCTCAATTGCTTCCTGTATATCTTGATGCTCACCTATACCTGCAGGATTATTTAGTAACACTTCTATATTAGCAATATGTTTATTAATATGTCCAGCAAAATGTGAACGTGCCGCACTAATTAATACTTGTCTCAGATTCATTTTCTTTCTCCTTTCTAAATCTATGTTTAAAGAACACAACTAGGTTGAGTGCGGTGTTTACTGTAATCATTACTAGTATCCACCACTGCCACCATAGCAAGTCTAATCCACTACACTCTATCATTATGCTGCAGTTAAGTCAACTACTTCACAAACACCAGCAGTGCAAGCTAACTCACGCCCACCTGATGTAGTATCTTCCTTTTCATATTCCTGTAACCAAGTCCAATCAACAGATTTTGGCATCTTTCTTTTCATATCTTCGTACTCCTCTTTACTGCAATCCTGATAAGGTGCTTGTTTATATGTATGTTCACTAAATGGTAAAAAGCTAATACCTGATACTTCATCAAAGTGCTTATACACCCATGAGCCTACATCCATCCACTCTTCTTCTTTCACAGAAATAGTTACAGACGGTTTGTGTTCACACCAGTGACGCTGATACTTTAGCCATAAGTCTAGCTGTTGAATAGCAGTCATTTCAGTGCGTGTAACTGCACCCATAGGTGACTTCATCGGAAAACTAAACACTGTTGTGCTATCTGGTTTCATTACATCTGGCTCTGCAGGAACACCTTGAGATACCATAAACTGTGTCAGTGGGTCTTTGTTATCACCACGTACTGTGCGAATATAGTATTCACTATGTCGTGCATGAATACCGGAAGCACTATCTACCAACTGTGACACTGTTCCAGAAGGTTTAACACAAGTGATTGCTGTAGACTCTGAAATACCAATTTCATGTGCTAGAGATGCATTTGTATGAACAGCCATCTGCTTTAGTTCTTCTAAAATATTATCTATATTCATGCCATACTTAGCACTTTTACCAGATAAAACATCGTTGTCTAAAATACCTGTTAAAGATACTCCAAGTAAACGCTCTTCTTCGGTATTATCTTTCCACACCTTGCGTAAGTATTTAAAGTCTGTAAGAGTGGATTGGAACGTGCCTAGTATGGTAGCAAGCCTAACCTTTTTCTTTAAGTCTTCTACACTGTCACCAGCACGAGCAACTACCTCTGATAAGTTACAGAACTGATATGGACGAAGAATAATCTCACTACAAGGATTACAGCCAAAGTCTTGCTCTGCATCTCTACGACCATTCTTAGCTGCTTGTACCTGTGCAGATTTACGATTAAAGATGCCACGCTCACCTGACTTACTTTCGTACAGTGACAGCCACTCACGCATGAATGTACCCATTTGTGGCTTCCCTTTGTAGGCAACGCTGTTGTTTGCAAGCGCACGTTGCCCTTCGTTTTCCCACCACTGTCCTGCTTTTGCATGACGCATCTGGTCATCATTTAAATTAGACAAGCTAATTAGTGCGCTGCGTCTTACCCCACCAACAACTACGACCTCACCAATCTTACACATAATATCGTGACACTCAATTGGAAATAGTCTACGCCCAGATGCACCCTTAAACTTCTCAATGATAAACTCAAAGAGTTCTTCCAGAGGGGCTGGACCACTGGCACGACCACCAAATGTTTTTAGACGTGCGCCAGCAGGACGAACCTCTGACACATCCCACTTTGGTATCTGCCCTGCGTACAGGAGTGAAATTAATTCACGCAGTGATTTGGCCCAGCCCGGACGTGAATCGCCAACTTTAATGATAGTATCAGTCTGATGCATATCTTCATTGACGATTGGCAGCTTCTCGATGTTGTGACGTTCCACAGAGAAGCCTACACCTGTGCCACACATAAGTATATACATTGTCTCGTCAAACGCACGTGGGCTATCCACTGGCACGTATGAGCAATTATATCCACCTACATGGCAACGGTCCAGTGCAGGACCAGATGTCATTAAGGCTCTCATGCTTGGCATAATTTCTTGATTTAGTACAGCTTGTTCTAGTTCATTTCTTAATGAATCAGATAACTTGTAATCATGCTTAGTGAGCAAATGCCCAGTGATATAATCAAAATATCTTGACACTGTTTCACTCCATGTCTCCCTTCTCTGTTCATCTTCTTTCCATCTCGCATAACGAGACAGAGCAATAAAGTTTTGATAATCTGTAGGTAATTGATTACTTATCATTTGTTACTCCTGTATTGTTCTTATTTGTTTTATTTCTACCCCATCAACATCATACATATATTCTTGTATAGTGTCTTCTAATTCTTCTGCTACGTTACCATCAGCGGGAATAGGAAACTCTTCCTCATCTACGGTCATGGTTATAAACATTTTAACTCTTATCATTTTCTATACTTCCTAGAAATCTACTAAGATACCAAGCAGCCTTACGTAAGTCTTCGTCCTTACCCTTACGATTCTCTCTCCACGTATACTTTATATTATTACCCTTGCAGTATCCTCTAAACTCTTCTGGTGTAAGTGCAGCTTGTATGGCATCAATACACTCAATAGGACCACCATTGTAGTGAGGTGGATTATTAATCATATCTACATTACCATAAGCTTCTTTACCTGCTGTCTCTAACATCTCTCTTTTTTTTGCAGCCTGTTCAACCTTTTGCATTTCTCTCATATAGCTAGTCATCACGCATTTCCTTTCGTATCCGAATTAAAATTAAGCTGGATGACATTACCTTCTTTACCAACAACAGTCAACTTGTTTTTATCTGCTTTTTCTTGTGCAAGAAAATCCATTTGAATTTCTACTTGACGCTCACACTCTTCTCTAAATTCATCATTCTGTTCCATTAGAGGTATAGAAGCACATACCATTCTGGTAAAGTGAAGCAAGGAGTAGTAATCTTCATCTGGCAAATCAGAATCACCTGAAGAAACAACATTTACATCTATCTCACCACTCCAATCACCTTGCAGCATTTGTGGTTTTATAATAATTACAAAATCATTTTTACCAAATGCTTGTATTATATTGTTGCCCTTCTCACTCATTTACTATCTCCTTTCTTCTTTCTTGGATACTTTATAAACTTGTCATGCTTATTCTTACCCTTCTCTTTTAACCATTCTTCAGGAACTATTCTATCATAAAACCTAAAGCCATACTTTGTACACCATTCTCCATACGTAGACTTAGCACCCTTTCTAAGTTTACGTCTACTGTTTTCAAATACAAAACGTATATCTAATTTGGGATGCTGCTTCTTTATAGCCAAATGTTTACGTCTATCTGCTGCTGTAAACATTCCTTTTGTTTCTATTATAATACCATTATACAACACAAAGTCAGGGGTATATGTTCTATAGGCTAAATCTTCCCATTCTATCTTTACAGATTCATAGTCAAAGTCTACAGACATATTTTTTAGATAGTGAGATACTTTTATTTCTAACCCACTTCTAAACCCCTGTTTACGTGCTACCCGGAATTGTTTGTAGTTATGAGGCATTAGCTACATTAACCTCTACGTACTGTGTAGGCTTTGGTTCTTTTGCTTTAGACATAACTGCTGGCAACTCTTGCAGTGTAGGCCAACACTCAAATCTGTAAGAACAAAACTTGCAGCCATCATTTAATACATAGTTTCCTGTAAGCTTTCCCCTAAATGTTTCAGGTTCAGGTTCAAAACATCTAACTAGCTCTTTTGAGTTTGCAGCAGAGATAGTTTGTTCTATCTTTTTTACCTCACTATCTACATCAATATTAGATGGCACATACTTAAATTCACCATTAGCTTTATTAACTACCCACCAACCACCTGCTCTTTTACCAGATGCTTTGGCATAACCTGCAAGCTGTGCCACGTACCCAAATCCATCTTTTTGATAAAGACTATCATAGGACTCGAATTTGTTTCTGTAGGACCAATCTGAAGCTGATTTAATATCATCGACTGCATCATCAATGACAATATCATATGTCCCAGACACAGACTTATCAGGCAAGTCCAAAGTAACCTTTTCACTATCTTCATATTTAACACCAGACTCTGTGAGAAGTCCCTTGAAGACAGCTTCTACAATATCACCTAGCATCATATTCATGATGAAAGTGTTGGAGTGGGGAAGAGCCTTTTCAGGTTTGTTCTTCTCCCACCATAGCTGACAAGAAGGTTTACCTACATTAGACATACGAAAGGAAAACTTCTTTTTATCTCTTGGTGTAAACTGCTTTTTTAGTGCCTCACGAATGTTGGAGACAATATATTCTATCGTCTCCGTCTTCATTGATGCTCTACCGTTTACGACATCTTCGAGATATTTGTATACAGCTATCTCCGCAGGATGGTTCACTGAGCCTCTCCATCTTCAATTTCGATGAAGTTATCAACAATTTCCATATCCTCATCTGATAAGTTTGGCTCTTTAGCCATGCTTTCCCATTCAGAGTTAATGTAATCATTGTAGTTTTGAATCCATGCCATGAAGTCAGCAAAGATATCTTGGTCCTTTTCTACTATGGAAATAGATTTCGCAACGTCCATATCAGTGACAGGTACATAGAATACAGCACCTGTTGGTATCTTCTTTTCTTCAGTACCCATGCTAATAAAGTGCTGAATAGGAAGTCTCTTGAGCTTTGCCAATCTTTCAATAGGCTGTCCCACAATCTTAAAGGCATCACGGTTATCAATCTCCCAAATAAAAGGTATGTCATTTACAGAGACACTTTCACCTGTCTCATCAGTAGCATCATGCATAGTAATCAAACCAAACATGACACGCACACGTTTTACCTGACGGATAATATCCTTAGTTGAATCAGGAAGTGAATTAAAGTCTTCGATGTATCCTGCAGGTTTACCACAGTTGAAATCACCAAAGTTATCCTTCAAGTCTATGTTAAGATTTTCTGCCATGATAGTCTTTTGGTATTTACCTTTTACACCATCTGGCGCAGAGCCTGTGTGAAACCTTTTGTACATAAAACGCTGTACAAATGGACGAACAGTAACCCTACCAGCAAAGTAGTTTGGACCATCAGGAACGTCTAGCTTATACTTCCCACCTGAGATTACCTCTACTTTCATAGCCTTACCGTCTACCATCTTCTCACCCATTGTAGGTGCATGTTGGATTTTAAGACGGGCAAGCCCACTTGTTTTAGATTTAGTGACATCAACAGCCATACCCATAGCTTGAGCCATTGCTGCATAGTTGTCAGTGTCTAGTGATACGATGTTATTCATTTATATACTCCTTTCTCCAGTAAGTTCGTAGTTATATCACGTAACGTCTTTTGTGTCAAGCCAGTTATTACCTATTTTAGACTCTAACAATAAAGGTACATTAAAGTCAACACCTAATGTAAGTAATATCAAGCTAGACATATCATTATTTATATCAGCTATTGTGTTTATAATATCCTGTTCTTCATCTGGATGCACATCAATAACTATGGAATCGTGTACAGTGTTTACAATACATGACTTAAAATTGCGTATTCTCCTTTCTATTTCTAATAATATTACAGGGACTATATCTGCAGTAGCAAAAGACTGTACAGGATAGTTCTTAATTAGTGTAAAGTTAGTTACAGAACCATTAGATAATCTCTGCACGTCAGGGAAACAAAACTCTCTGCCTGATGGCGTAGTAATCTTGTTATTTTCTACAGCTTCTTTAGCCAATCTGGTATGCCAAAGCCTAATTCCTTTGTATTTTTCTGTGAAGTGTTCATAGTATTTTGCTTCGGCAGGTGTGCGTCCGTACCCCGTTGCCCCGTAAAGGGGCGCAAAGGTGTGAGCCTTCGCTTCTTGGCGACTCGTAGGTTGACCAGCATCAGATATAATTTTACTCGTATATGAGTGAACATCAAACCCAGTTGAAACTTCTTCAATTGCAACTCCATCTTGTGATAAAAACGCAGCAGCACGAAACTCTAGCTGTGCAAAGTCAGCTTCTAGTATCTTGCCACCATTCCAACGAGACACAAAAACCTTTTTAATAGGAAATGTGCCACCTCTTGGCATATTCTGCATGTTAGGGTCAGCCCCGGAGAACCGTCCTGTAGCTGTTCTATGTTGTAACAGCTTAACGTGCAGCTTGCCATCAGTCTTCAAATTCTTATAGATACCAAAGATAAATGAAGATAGATATGTATCCAAAGCAGATAGTCTCTGTAGGTCTGTAAGAAAATTAACAGCCTCTGTGAAGTTACTTTTCTTTGCAGCATGAGACAAAGTGTTTAGCATATTCTTATTGACGCTAAACCCATTAGCACTCACCCACTTAGCACTAGGTGCTTTGAACTTTAAACCAGCAATCTTATCTGTATTCTTGAAATGATAACCTAACCCATCACAAGACTTACACTTAGGCTGCTTTAGATAAGGTGTCCCATCTTTCTTAATCTTCTTTTGTCTACCTGTACCGTAGCAAGAGAAGCACTGCACAGCTTTAGTTTTATACACGATAGTTGAGTTATCATTTATAGTGCTTTTAAACTCATCCTTACTCATATAAGGAACAAAAGAATTTGCCCACGTTTGTTTGTTATCTGGCTTTCTGCTGTATATAACCCAAGACATTTGCTCTGGGCTATTTAGATTAATAGGCGTGTCACCCATTAACTCTACAACTTGAGCCTTCAAACGCTTTTCTATTTCTTTCTTTTCTTTCTCAAATTCCTTACGCACATCTTCTAAAACATCTACGTCTACCTTAAAACCTCTCTGGTAGATACGAGATAGACACACTGCAACTTGATTTGTAAGTGTGACAGTGTTTAATAAACCAGCATCATCAGGTGTATTAAGTCTATACATTAACTTATTGGCTAGTTGCTGCGTAGCATGAAGGTCAGCAGACAGATAGTCACACAACTCATTATACGGGATATCTCGTGTGCTATAACCTTTTGCAAAGTATTCTTTCAGAGTGTCTTGTTTCTTTGTGTCTAACTCATAGCGTTCTGCACAAGCCTCAAGAGATAGTGGTTCTTTTATACCACGCTGCAATACATACTCAGCAAGCATTGTGTCAAAGACCGGGCCATCATATGTAAAGCCAGATTCCCACAGCCACAGTAAATCATGTGCTGCGTTATGCATAATGAGTACAGTAGCATTGTCCAAGAACCATTGAACACGCTCGTGATAATCATCTTGATTGGGTACGTCAGCATGGTCAAACGGGAAGTGTCTTTCTACACCATCATCTGTAAGCACACCAATCATAGTCAATGAGTTCTCTGGCTCAAACGGGTCAAAGTGTATCTTACCGTCACGATTAGTTGTTGTGTTCTCTACATCTAATACTACCTTCATGCTGAATACCTCCCACTCTTATAATCAAACTCACATGGTATACGACCATGCCAGCCTGTTAGTTTATTTTTTGCCATACATAAATGTCTCCATCCATCATCTTCTTGAACCTCAGACTCACTACTACTATTAGTCTGTGGATTTTTAGCAATCAGAATCATGAGGTCAGCCTCAGCAGCTTTACCTGTACGTGAGCCTTCCATCATGGATTGATTAAGATTTATACGACCTTCTGCATCAGCAGATAGCTGTGACATATATAGCATAGCACAATTATATTGCTTCGCAATCTGTCTAGCATAAATAGCATTAGCTTTTAAAGCTTCGTCTGGACGAGAGAACCCACCCTGTTGAGCAAACTTGTCACCCATGTCTAACACAACAATGTCAGGTGAGTATGATTTACATACTGACTCTACCCATGCCATGTCACGACCTGTACTGTCATATAACTTTATCTTATCCTGAACAGGCATATACAACTCTCTAGCCTTTGCAGGATTTTGTTTTACTTCATGTAAACTCATACCTGTCGCTACTGTAAGATACCTAGCACCCACTCGATGACTAGCTTCTTCGTTACATAAGATGATGCATTTAGCACCTTGTCTAGCAAAACCATTTGGCCCTGCAATTAAACTTGCATGAAATGATGTTTTACCTGTATTAGGTCTAGCACCAATTTCTATAAGATGACCACCATTGATACCCTCTACCTTGCGAACCAAAGACGATATATTAAACGTCCATTGTGATTCTAAATCATTTCTTTGTATCAGTGAATCAATACTAATGTCATCCCATTCAACATTAAGATTTGGGATAAAATCATCATTATAATTATCAAGAATGTCTCGAAGAGGTTTAAGGGTGGATATAGAACCATTAACATAGTCAAACCCAAGATTTGCAATATCCTCACCAACCACTTGTTGAAACAACTTAGATAATACATCCCCGGCAATATCTTTTCCAAGAGGCTTCTCCTTCTTTATCTTTGCAAACAGATTACTGTATGCACCTTTCTGTGCTGTTGTAAGCGTAGTATTATCTGACATAAACAACGCTTCTACTTCATCAGGGGTAATAGTACGAGAATACTTATCCATAGCTGTATCAACAGCTTGTTTAATCTTACGTACATCTTTACTAAATAGTCTGTCTGGACAACGAGAACCCCTGTAGTCATCATAAAATGACTTGTCCATCAAACTTCTAACCAGTGATAATTCCATTTATTTGCTCCTCTAATTGTTTCATATCTTCTCTATTACGATACTTTAAATCATCTGTCAACTTTAATACCTTAACGTCATTTACGTATCCTCGTAGCTCCTTTGCAAAAGATAATGTCTTTGGTAAGGCATCTGGGTCTAAAGCTATGATAGCTGTCGAGAACTGTGTAAGATACTGTTGATGATATGGAGCAAGTGACGTACCTAATACAGCTAAACCCACGGTATTATCACTACCAACAACTGCTGCACTTACACAGTCCTCAACGACTACTGCCACACTACCAGACCCATACGTGTATGGCAAGGGAAAGTTACCATACTTTTTCCACTTAGGCAACCTCTTTTTTAAAGAGCGACCCACAGCATCTACAATAACCCCTTTATCTTTAACAGGAAAAACTACACGGTCTTCCTTTACATCATAATACAGGTCAAGTGTTGTAGCATTTAATCCCCAACTATTTGCCCACGTAAGTACAGAGTTTCTGTTATTATGAGGTACAATATAGTCAGGCATTTCAAAGTTTCTCTCGTAATCATCTTTATCCTTTTTAAAAGAAGCAATATCTTCTACAGATAATCTAACACGAGAAGAACCTGATATTTTACAAGAACTTTTGTAACAATTCCACAAGAGTTGTCCCATGTTATTAGTTACAGTAAAAGTCTTGTACCCATTACAAGCAGGGCAAGACATACGTTTAGTCTCTCCCATAGCTATATCTAAATCACTTATATGTTTATATATATTATTATACATACACTTTCCTTTGGCACTTATAATGTGCTTGTAACATGATTTTTACGTGCCGTCAATGCACTTTCTGCACTTGTATACGTATTTTTCATGTATGGTTTTACACTACTAGGATTTGAGTGTCCTGTAACAGACATAATTTGACCCATAGATACACCAGCCTCTACCATCTCCGTAGTCCCTGTACGTCTCAGGTCTGCTATCCGTAAGTTCTCCGGTAGTCCTATACGTCTCATGATAACTCGTGCAGCCATAGAAAGCTGTACAAGCTCGTATGGCATATATTCACCTGCCTTTGGTCTTGGGAATGGCGCAACATATTTTTGAAAGTCAAAATCATTCTGCTGCTCTTTTAACATTTCTGTAAGTCCATCTGATATAGGAAGATGAACAGTAGCCCCACGCTTTGACTGTTCTAAGTTTAAGACCTGATTATTTAAATCAAGGCAGTCAAATGTAAGAGTCCTCATGTCCCCAATACGCTGACACCACTCATAAGACATTTGAACTATCAGTCCAATGTTTCTGGTGTTGAAGTCAGAGTACGCCTCATCTAAAAACTTTACTATCTGCTCACGCTCCCACACTACCTTCCTTGGCTTTACAGTTTTTCTCTTAAAGGTTGCGAATGGATTAGTCTCACTGTATCCCATCTCCATACCAAAAGAATACAGTTTACGAGATACAGCACAGATATGATTAGCCATCTGAACACCCCGTAGTAGCCATTGCTCGTATGCTCGTCTGGCTTTAGCCCCGGCAAATCGTTTAGCTAAGTGTTCACCAAGCTCTTTGTTATCTACTTTTGTGGTAAGCATGACGTTTATAAAGTTTTTATAGTCTACTTTACTTTTATCACTTAACACATTGTAATCACTAGACTTATAATATTCCTGCACTAAGTCTTTTATTTTAAAGTGTGGCATTATGTCGCTCCTTTCTCAAAGCCGCAGCCCCCCCCATGACCGTAGGTGGCAAAAAAAAATAAAGAAAAAGAGAGCAAGCAAGGATACCTGCTCTCCTTAATAAATCTAAGCTGCAAGAGCTTTGAACTCTGGCTGTTGAATCCACTTGGCTACTTCATGTTCTCTGTTGAACATGGATACAGCCTCTGTGTCATTAGCTGTGTTACGCAAATTAAAACCATTACGTTCATCTGCGTATGTGGCATAGTTGGTAAATGCACTATACAATGCAAATACATTGTGGCCTCTGACATCTGCTTCTTGATTGTATAAGCTAAACATCTTTTCTGCCTTACGTTCTGCAAACATTTTCTCTAATGTTTCTTGTACAATAACAGGTGATATGTTCTTTCTAGCCCATGTCTTGAGGGTATCAGACTGCTTATAGAAGTCTTGCTGTGAACGTCTAAGGTCTTGAATAAACCTATCCATACTGAAGTTGGATGTATTCTTACGCCTTATCTTTTCATGCTCACCTCTAATCATTCCATTAGTGCAAAAGAAATCAATAGCACCGAAGAACACCATGTTAGAACATGAACCATCAATGCCATGTAAAGCAATGATACGCTGGGACACGGTAGTGCTATGCTTGTCTGTAACAATCTCTGTCTTTACATTTGGCAGAGTGATGTCCATCAAAGCCCACGCATTGTTACGGGCATCTTTCCAATACACTTTGGCATCCTGTACTTCTGCAGGTAACAGATTTTCTACAATAGTTTCCTGTACACCTTGGAAGAATTTTGTATGTGATGCACAGTTGAATGTATTGCCAACTACACCAAGGTATTCACCTGTCTCATTGTTAATTACATACTTCTTATCTGAAACCTTTGTTGGTTCAAAGCTTACATTGAAGTCTAGGTTTTCTGGGATAGGTGCAATCCCGTTATCGTTTATAATGTCTAGTGGCATAATTACTCCTTTCGTTTAACTGATAGTTTCTAGTATAGATATGGTGACTCATATAAAAATGTCAATAGCCAGCATAACAATAAATATTCCCAATCCTAAAAGAATATCCATTTATTTATTTTCCTCTGCTAATACCCAATCACCATAATAAAGCTTACGTCCTGTATCTGGGCAAACTCTAGGCTCAAAGTCATACTCATTATGTAGTGTATGAACAATATTTTCTAGCTTACGAATATCTGACAGCCAGATGTCTTTTGCATCTTCTGCTGTTGATACGATGTCTTTAATAGTGTTGTGAATTTTTAGCATTTTTGTACGATAGTTTAAACGTGCTTCCTGTAGTTCCTCTATGGTTACTTTATTCTTTGCCATTTTAAAAATCTCCTTTCTCTGTTGGATAACATTTAATAAGTATCTTATAATACTTATCCTGATTCTCGTGATGTCTCATCTCCTCGTGTGATAAGAATTGACAATACTCTTGAGATAGTGTCTCTGTCAATATAGCTTGGTTGTCTATAAACTCCCACTCTACACCTGTATGCCCCCACATACTTATGACAAGGGCAAACTCTTTCACTTGTCATTCTCCAATTTAATTTCTCTAATTGCCACATCTTCGGCAGTGGATATTGCACCAGCCATAGCTATCCAACCGTCATCATAGTTGGTGCTAGAGTCATAGCACAAATTATATAACTCTGTTAATTTTTCTAATACTTCCTGTTTAGTCATCTGTTTTCTCCTTACGCTTTATCTCATTGTTACACACATGACACACCAGCTTGTGTGTATACATCATCCACTCTTTGGGTATGTGCATCACGTTCTTGCAGTGTTGGCATATGTGCTTAATCATCTATTGTCTCCTTTGTGAATATGCCAACGGTGGTTTCGGCTAAGTCTCTGTCACCTCGCCTGTAGTATATATCTATGACAAATCCTTCAGCAAAATGCAAGCGAGTACATTCTCCATAATCTTCGTCATATAACTCTTCTCTCCGTTCTATGCTATATAAACTCTCTTCAAGATACATCTTTATTCTCCATGCTTTCTGTGATAATCATACCTATTTCATTAGCTGTTTTTTCTAATACAGGCAAGCATAAATTATATAGTTCTTCAGTTTCAAATGTAGCCCACAACTCAGCGTGGTTGTTACTTTCTGCATATACTTTAATCATCTGTTACCTCCTCAACTGTAATTTCATTATCTAGATAATCACCTTCGTATTCTTTCCAGAATCCATCATAATTCATGGCTATAATTCTAGCTTGATTTTCATTCTCAGCTTCAAGAGTGCAAACTTGGGACACTAGATAGCTACGGGTTACTTCGTACTTGGGCATCTTCATTCTCCTTTGGTAAATATACTGAAACTTCACTGCCACATTTTGGACAGTGTAGGTCTGTGACCATAGAGAAGTATGAACTTTCTTCTTCAATGTCGTGGTCACATCCCCAGATTAGCTGTGTATTACAGTGCCAGCAATTCATTTGTCTTTCCATCCTATGTATAACATTATAAGTATGCCAGTGATATAAGTCAGCACCAACGCCTGATAAAATATATCTTCACCTGTCATTACTCTCATCCTCTTTATCAAACACAACACGCATCCAAAACTCATCACGTATCTTTTTATTCTTACGTTCTAGCCTACGTTCTTTGTGCCAATCACGATTCCTTTTGCTGTCTCTCGATGTCTTTTTTACTGTTGCTTCTTTCATAGCTACCTTTACCTTTCTTAGATTTTACAACTTGTTGCCTACGTCTATTTGTCATTAGTGCCTTGGCAACAGGATTTATTTTCCTAATATACATATAATCATTCTCCCGTAGTATTCAAGACCTTGTATAAACTTTTTTATACAAGAGGTAATCCATCATCACAATAGTAAACAGATGGTTTACCCTTAATAGTTTGTGATATCCTCACATATTTTTTATACTCGTCTCTCTCACGTTTTGCTATTTTTAACGCAACATCCCAATATTTATTTGAAGATATTAACATCCATCCATTATCAGCAGCACGATATACTTCTACGTTGTACCAGTTTTCCATTACACTTTCTCCTGTAAAAATTTAACTAAATCTTCTGCATTTAAATGGGTAACAGGGTTTTCATCACCATCTATCCACACTTCACAGAATTTACCTTTAGTCTGCCCTAACATACCATTTTGGACTATTGATACTTGCCTACCGTCCTTTGTGGTTAGTAGTATTTGATTAAACTCATCACGTTGTAGTTCATTTAACATTACAGTAATCCCTTCATATAATCTAATTCACTTTGATATTCAATAACTCTTGACCAATCATCCTCTGTCAATTTATCTATCTGTTCTTCAGAAAAGAACATATGTATTTCGTATAAGTCTACAATATCCCCGTTTGGATATCTTTCTAAATTATTAAACTGATTATCTGTGTATGTAATATTTATCTTCATAGCTTTTATTCCTTTCTTATATCTTATATAATATACACATTTTTAAATTCAATACCTTGTATTATTTATTTATACAGTGTGACATTTATGCAACACTCTCCCTGTACTGATAACGGTAAGCCCGTCCCCCCCATGACCGTAGCTACCCCCAAAGAGTGTGACATTTTTGCCACACTCTCTGCTTTTGGGATTAAGTAGGATAAACAAAACCAGATAACATTGCCTTATCAATAACTTGTCTACGTTTTACCTTGTTATCACTGGCCTTAAATTTAAATCTTAGACCATGTATAACAAGCTTGTCTTTATAGGCTGGTAAATAGTCGTGTTCATCACCATCAATTACGGGCAACGTGTATTCGCCTATTTGATAGTTATCTGGTAATGGTTTATTCCTATCAACATCAAATACCATAGCTAGAGATAAACCATTTTTGATAGCTGATATTGATTTACTGATATCGTTATCAGATACCGAATAAACCAAATGATAGTTTTTATTCTGCATCCTATCATAATTTTTAGTGTAATCGTATGGTATAACATCTGCATCCGTTTTTCTTATTAGCTCATAGGCCATGTCTGAAAAGCTTGTTCTGACATTGTTATAAACTATCTGGATGTTCTCATAGTTTATGTCTGATGAAATATTGAAGCGAATTGATAAGGCTAGATTGTTTTTTATACAATACAAGCTTTTCAGCTCAATATATCTTATAAACATAGCTAAGAATAAGCTTGGATTATCTGCTAATAAAGCTTTTCTTTTTAACATTGCTTTTTGCTTATTCGGTAAATAGGCGGGATTACCAGCGTTTTGAATAACACAATTGGCCTTACATGATGTCGTTGCATTAAAGCAAACAGTAAAATCATGATTGCCTAGCTCATACGGGGATAATGACATTCCAATGGTATATAATCCCAATTCTTTATAACTCTTGCCAAGCTTAACTTGATTTTTACTTTCTGTTAAAAAGCTAGAAAATCCGTACTCTTTGCAGATGGATTTTAACTGAGCTAAATTAGCAGATGAAATTTTAATTTTATTAAACATTACTTCATCTAAGTTGAATGTTTTACCTGATAGCATTGTGTTGATATCTTGTCTCATAATCTTAATCCCATTTCAAAATGGGATAGTCAAAAGAATAATGACTATCCCAAATTGCCTTTCTTTTATTTTGCTAGTTTAGCGAATTGGCCGTTGATACGTTTACCATGATTTTTAATTAACCATGTAAAATAGCCTGTATTGTTATGAATACGACCATCAGATTTTTTAGTCATCCGCATTTGTTTTACGTTAACACCCTTAATGATAAGCTTATCAGTTTTAGTCATTGTATTTGTCTTTCTGGCCTATGGCCTTTTGAGTTTTAGAATAGGCGGGATTGCCTTTCTTATACTTTATATAGGTATTTAAAAACCTATTTCAAGTATTCCGTAATCAATTTTTAAATAAATCATTTTCTGATGAAACATTATATTTAGTTTTTAATTCATTAAAGTGTTCATCAACAATTTGCTCTAATTCACCCTCTAGTTTTTTTGCTTCTAAAATATCTTTTTCTTCTATGTCTACATATTCAGAAAATTCTGAAATAGGTTGAACATATATATCAGATAAATAAATATCGTTTTTTTCATCGCGTGCAGTTTCATATAAATTATCCAAAAATGCATAAGCTTTATCGTTTGGTGTTGTTTCTTCATATGGTCTTTTTTTCCAGTCATTAAATAAATGACATTCAATTTTGCTTAGTAGAGTTTCCATCGTTTTAGCCTTTCTTAAATTCAATACTTACAAGGTTGATATAGGAATTGATTTTATTTATTCAAGTGATGAATAAAAAAAAAATAACTTTTTATTGCATTTTTTTATTGTGATATATTTACCATACTGTTGCAGATATGTCACACATATTTTATGGGGTATGCTTCGCCAATGATACAACCCGTTATTGTGTTTCACGTGAAACAAACAGACAGATATTCTTTAACTGACAGATAAACAGTTATAAAATAGATATAAAGCATTGATTTTATTATATTTATTTTATCAAAGACTATTTAGTTTTGTTTTGATTGTCTTATTTTCGTCTATTTTGTCGGATATAGAACACCCCATGACCGAAAACACCCCGCCATGCGACTGCCACCCCCCGTTATACCGTACGTATATACACAGAAATACACAGATTAGGATTTTCGAGTGTTAACCACAGGCATAACTGTCATATATACACACATGTGTTGCATAAATAACACAGCTAAAAATAAATAATTATTAGACCCACTTGACAATTGACAGATTTTGTGGTACAATTATGTATAACATTTAAATGAAACATTAAAGTGACTATAAATAAAGATGTTAAATACACTTAAATGTATCACTTATATGTATCTAATCTTAAATAAATAACACTTGCTATAAACATTTAAATGTACTATATCTATCCGTATTTTAAAAATTGTCTTGACAATGGCAAAAAAATCAGTAAAACTATACACAGATAATGTGCTTGACGCTTTCTACGAAGCTATACGTACTAATACATTAGACCGCTTACATATTCCTCATAGTGATGTCTTTTACGTGCGACATGCTGTAGAAGCACACTACGGGCGTTCATTTACATTAAAGCATGTAGAGGATGCCATGAGAGCAGAGGGATGGAAAGAACCAAACGAGACTTAGATGTTTACCGCAATGATAATTGCATGTCACGTAGCTAACAATGCAATGTGCATGACAATCACAGATAATCGTGGGCCATATGAAACACCAGAACAGTGTGAGGTTCGCATAGAAGAAATGATAAAAGATTTAATTGGTATGTGGTCACAATACAACATGCCTATGGTATTTAAGTGGACAGGTTGTCTTGACCCCACAAAGCAAGGTAAAGGTGAAGCTACGTAATGGCAGTTGAGTATCGTGGGACAAAGTTTCCCGGTTACAATAAACCTATAAAGTCTAATCGCCCCGGTAAGAAAAAAATGGTTCTTGCTAAAGATGGCGATAAAATTCGTTTGATTCATTTTGGTGCTACAGGCTATGGTCACAACTATAGTGCTGCAGCACGTAAGTCATTCCGTGCGAGACACAAGTGTGACACAGCGAATGACAAATTAACGGCACGTTATTGGGCGTGTAGAACATTATGGGGTGGTGCAGGTGGAAGCACAAAGTCATCACCAAAGTCTCGTAAAGGAAAATACTAATGGCTGAAAAAGGAAGAAATAAACCACGTAATCGCAAAACTACTCTTAGTAAAGAGGAGCAACAAAAAAAGGCAAAAGAAATACTAAAAATTCTTGGTATTTCTGCATTAAGTTTGTTACCGGGGGGTGCTGTTATTCGTGGTGGCATGTTGGTCTATAAAGGTTTAAAAGGCGCACGTGCTATTGCAGCAGCTAAAAAAGCTATACAAGCTCAAAAGGCTCAATCATCTGTGCAAACTACACGGACTATGAAAAACATTACACCTAAGTCAAAGCAGATTGCTGATAAAGGTAGTACACCATCTGGTGGTCAGGTAGCTGCACGTAAAACAACAGAAGTTAAAAAACCCGGTACGGGTGTACAGCAAGTTCGTTCTGTTGGTGACAAAAAACCGGGTATGCGAAATATAACACCATCACAAAAAGCAGTTGGCTCTAAAGCTAAAACTGGTGCTGGTAATACATTGAAGCAAGCTTTAGTTGCTACTGGTGTTGGTGTAACTGCTGGAACTTTAGGTGAAGCTGTCCGTAAAAGAGATGGCAAGGCAGTTGCTTTTGAATCAAAAACCAAAGAGGGTGGTCCGGGTAGACAATTTAAAAAGAAAGCTAAAGTAACTGGTCCTAAGTCACGTCCAAGTAGAAATGCACCTAATTTTGGTTTAGGTAAACCAGACCCAAGAGGTGACCAAATTAAAGCTACTCCGGGTGATAAGGTAGCAAAAGTAGCAAAAAAAGCTCCTACTATGCCTAAGAAGTTTGATGGTGGTTATAATAAAAAGGAACAGCGTCTTGTTAATATTACCATAGATGGCAAAAAAGCTACTTACGAAATTCCAAAAGGAATGACAACTAAAGAAGCTACAAGTCTGTTAAAAGGTGGTGCTAAGAAGAAAAAAGCAAATCGTGGTGGTCTAATGAAAACGGGTCATTCTGACTACAGGTCATCTGGAATGTTTTACTAGGAGCTAACAATGGCAGAAAAAATGACAGCAGGTGAACGTGCTAATTTAACAGAAGCAGTACGTATATCTAAAGACCCCAATGCTACAAAAGACCAAATAGCTGCTGCAGGTAAGGTTCAGCGTGAGTTACGTAAAAAATATCCAGAAACATATGGTGCTATACGTGGGGGCATTGCTGCAGATATAACATCTAATATGTCTACTGGCGGTGATGCTAAAAAGAAAAAGAAAAAAGTCCCTGTTATTGCTATCAGCGTGGGTATGGCAGAGCTACCTAAAAAAGGTATGAAAAAAGCTGCCATGTCAAAAGGTGGTATGGCTAACGGTAAACAGCATATGTACCTCAGTAATGGTGGTGGCTCTGTTATAGATAATCTTCCTAACAAAGGTTTAAAAGAATTAGCCAAGACAGAAAAAGGTCGTGGCGCAGTTCGTAACATGGGTTTTAATGTTTAATGGCTGTAACAGGCAGAAATAAGCCAAGACGCAATTATAAAAAAGAAGCTAAGTACGATTCTCAAGCAGTTGTAAAAAGGAAACGTGCAAATCGTAACTTGGCTCGTAGACGTGCTATGCGTAGAGGGTTGGTTAAAAAAGGTGATGGTAGAGATGTGCATCACGTTGATGGTAATGCTTTAAATAAAAATGGTAGAACTACTGTAGTGGCAGCTAGTAAAAATCGTTCTTATGCTCGTACTCGCACTGCAGGTAAAAAAAGTAGAACTGCATAATGGCAGCTAGAATACCCAGAAAAAAAGGTCAGCCAGCTAAAAGTAAAAAGCATAGTGACCTGTACACAGACGAAGACCCGAAAGGTACAATTAAAGGTCTGAAGTTTGCTACTGTAAAAGATGCAGAGGCATCTGTACGTAAGATAAAAGCATCTAACAGAAGTCACAATCATAAAACACAAGCCGCTATAGCTATGGAGCAACGGGCTAGAGTTGCAGGTAAGATAGCAGCAGCAAATGTATTTAGACGTTTTATAGAAGCGCAGAAGAAGAAGACACGTGCATCCCGTAGAAGCTGACATCCGCAAGTGGTCTCACGAGTTTTTAGAGATACCCAGCAAGATGCTAAACGGGCTACCACCGTGTCCGTATGCAAAGCAAGCATGGCTAGATAACAAAGTTGTATTTAGTATTAATACAGGAATAGATGGTCTGGCAAAAGAAGTTGCAGACTTTGACCAGCATGACTATGACATTGTTATATGGGCAAGTGAATATCTACCCATTATGGAATACTTAGATGGGTACTGTGATGGCATAAACGAAGCCATGTCCATTGCAGGTAAAGATATGCACCTGATGGTGTTTCATCCAGACTACGATGCAAATGAAGCAGGTCTGGATTTCTTAGTAGATGATGTTACGGATGAAGACCTAGACTATTGCATGGTCTTTGTGCAGAGATTGTCCACACTGGATGATGCATCATTAAGTTTAGAAAAGTCGGGATACTACCAGCACTTTCCTGACGATGTTTATCAATCACTCGTGCTGGACAGACGGAGACTTCGTAATGGCGGGTAAAGCAAAAGCAGCTAAAAAGAAAATGATGCGTGGCGGCATGATGAAAAAGAAAATGCGTGGCGGTGGCATGGCTAAGATGGCGCAGAAGAAAATGATGCGTGGTGGAATGGCTAAGAAGAAGATGATGCGTGGTGGCGCAGTTAAGAAGAAGTAATGGCTAAATTCTACAGCACAGAAAAACTAGAAAAGAAAAGACCAAAGCGCAGACCCGGAGTACACAAAAAGAATGTTAATAAACGTAACAAACCTAAAACGTACTTTGGTTAGATACCTTGGATTGGCTTTGCTCAATATGGGCAAGCCTTTCACTTCTATAGGCAACTGGTTTTGGCGTAAACATAGAACTGTGTTAGGTTGGAATGACTAATGCCCAGAGTTGTTGATGGTTCTAAGTTTACCACACTAGGCGTTACGGCAGGTACAGGTGCGACTTCTTTATACACTGTTCCAGCTAATCATGCGTCAATTGTGCGTCATTTAAGTTTGAATAATAATAATGCAGCAGCAAAGAAAATAACTGTACAGTATTATGATTCTAAAACTTCTACTTACTATTTTCTAACTCAAGACCTGTCAATAGCAGCTAATTCATTTATTAATGTTGTTGATGGTAATTTTATAAGTTTAAACGCTAATGACAAGATTGTATTAACAGCAGAAACTGCAGGAACTATATCTGCATTAATATCTGTTGAAGAATACTACGACCCGAATAGGTAATAACATGGCTCGTAAAGCACCAAAAAAACCTAAAAGTAGAGTAAATGAATCAGGTAACTACACTAAACCTGAGTTACGCAAAAGATTATTTAACAGAATTAAAGCGGGTTCAAAGGGTGGTAAGCCGGGTCAGTGGTCGGCAAGAAAAGCTCAAATGCTTGCGGTTGCTTATAAAAAAGCTGGTGGTGGGTACAAGACCCGAAAGGCTTGACCTCTAGATGGCTGCAAAACTAAACGAAAACACAGAGGTTGCTTTACCTCTTCGTAACATTATTAGTATGGTTGCTGCAGCCTCACTTGCAACATGGGCATACTTTGGTATTATAGAACGTCTTAATACTATAGAGACTAACATCACTATGATGAAGTCTAACGTAGACCACAACACAGAGTTTCGTATTAAGTGGCCTCGTGGTGAAATGGGAAGTCTACCTGCTGACTCTGAGCAGTTTATGTTAATAGAACACCTAGCTGACCAGTTAGACGAACTAGCATCACAAATAGATGAAGGTCGTGCGCCACATGACCAGCAGCAAAAACTAACATTAGAGTTCTATGAAAAGCGTATTGCCGCCATAGAATCACGTATTGAGAAAATGACAAATGGTCACTGAAACAATAACATTAATATTATACCTTTCAGGACATGTAGCAGAACATACGGCATTTGAACAATTATCTAAATGTTTAAAGGCTAAACGTACAATAGAAAGAAACTTATATAAAAATACAGGTGTTGTAAGATATTCTTGTGAAAATAAAACAGTTGAAATAGACAAAGGACCAGACGGTAAAACTTATATCGTAAAACTTGTGGAGTAGCAAATGTTAGCAGAGATAGCCGCAGCCAATGCAGCGTTTGCAGCAATTAAGATGGCTATCAAGAATGGACGTGAGATTGCTGACGTTGCTTCACAGGTAGGTAAGTATGTCAATGCTACAGAAGACTTACGCAAAAAGGGTGAAAAGAAAAGACGAAGTGTAGGTGGTGCAGACTTAGAAGAGTTCATGCATCTTGAAAAGCTAAAGCAGCAAGAAGAAGAACTAAAGCAGCTTATGATATACACGGGCAGACCCGGACTGTGGCACGATTGGATAAAGTTTCAGGCGCAAGCACGTAAAGATAGATTAGCTGCAGCAGAAGCACGTAAGCGTAAAATAGAACAGTGGATTGAAATCGCTATTATAGTTCTTGTTTGTGTGGTGGGAACGGTTGGGTTAGCTGCGCTAGTTGCTTGGGCATTTTATTTGAAAGGCGTATAATGGCACTTAAAGGACCGCAGAAAAGTTTAAAAGCTTGGGGTAAACAAGATTGGAGAACTAAAAGTGGGAAACCGTCCAGTGAAACTGGTGAACGGTATTTACCGAAGGCCGCTATCAAAGCCTTATCACCGCAGGAGTATGCAGCGACAACCGCTGCTAAAAGAAAAGGAACTCGTGCTGGTAAGCAGTTCGTCAGACAGCCTAAAGCGATATCAAAGAAAACAGCCAAATTCAGAAGGGGCGTATAATGTGGACAGCACTGATAGGTCCAATAGCTAATATAGCAGGGAGTTGGATGGATGGTAAAGTTGAGCAAACAAAGGCAAAAGCAAGTGCTAATGTCGCAAAGGCTAAAGCTGAAGCGGCTATCATGGAGAAGAAAGCCACTGGCGAAATTGATTGGGACATTGAAATGGCTCGTGCTTCGTCATCGAGTTGGAAAGACGAGTGGCTAGTAATTTTATTTAGTATCCCATTAATACTAGCGTTTATACCGGGCATGGAAGGTGTAGTACAGAATGGCTTTGACCAACTCAACAGGATGCCTGAATGGTATCAATATTCCTTGGGAGTTATCGTTGCCGCTTCTTTTGGAGTTCGTTCAGCTACAAAATTCTTTGGTAAAAAATGAAACACATAATAACTCTACTCAAAGAAATGTTTACGTACAACCACGTGGGTGATTTGTCTCAGCATAGACAACACACACTTCGCTATGAGGACTTATGTAAATAATGGTTGATTGGTGGAAAAGATGGCTGCAATTTAATGTTACAGCCAAGCTAACTATGATTGCTTCGGTTGCAATGTCGTGGCGTTGTGCAGAATGGTTTATGAACTTAGAAGACCCAACAACACAACAGTCAGCATTTGTCTCTGTTATAATGGGTGTCATGACAGGTGTATATGGCATATACTTGGGAAGAGAATCCAGAGGCGGTAAATGAAATATATTCGCACACATTTAATTAAACAGCTTGTTCAAAGTGAAGGTTTGCGTCTTCAGGTCTATCAAGATACACTTGGTATTGACACAATAGGTGTTGGCAGAAACCTTGAAGACAGAGGCATTACCAAAGAAGAACTTGACACTATGGACTTTCCAAACATAGAAGCAGTGTATGAGCATGGTATTACTGAGGCTGACGCTGCATATCTATTAGAGAATGACGTGCAGATAGTCGAGGAAGAACTGCTTAAAGCGCACCCTTGCGTGGCAGATTTAGACGCTGTACGTCAGCTTGTACTGGTGGACATGGCATTTAATATGGGTGTTCCAAGATTAAATGGGTTTAAAAAAATGTGGGCCGCAATAGCAGATGGCGATTTTCCTACTGCATCACGTGAGATGTTAGACAGTCGTTGGGCTGTGCAGGTAAAAGGACGTAGCCATAAGTTAGCACATGCTATGCATCATGGGGAGTTAAAGTAATGGGTGATAATAGAGGTAGAACATATCAATCAAGCTATACTGGTGGTGTAGGTTTTCGTAGTGCAGGTTCAAGAAAAGGAAAAATTTATTATGGTGGCACATCTAGTAATAAAAGATTTGGTGATGCTAGATATGCAGATGGACTATTTAAAAAAGTAAAATCATTATATAAGAGTATTACAAAATAATGGCTAGAGAACTAAGCGAAAGACAACAGAAGTTTTTAGAAGTCCTTTTTGAGGAAGCGGGTGGTGATGTGGTAGCTGCTAAAAAATTGGCAGGTTATTCTGAAACTACTCGCACATCTGCAATTGTAAGAGGTCTTAAAGAAGAGATACTAGAAGCAACACAGATGTACATGGCACGTAATGCACCTAAAGCTGCAATAGCTATGACAGGTGCTTTGTATGACCCAACAGAATTAGGCATACGGGATAAGATGGTTGCAGCTAAAGAACTGTTAGATAGAACAGGTTTAGTGAAAACAGAAAAGATGCAAGTAGAGGCAAGTGGTGGTGTTATGCTTATGCCACCTAAAGCTGTAAGTGAAGATGACTAGAAAAAATTTTATATCTACATACGGAATATTAGGTTTAGTTATTATTATAACTATAATTATGAGTATACTGTAATGACTGATAAAAAAGTAACACGAAGAAGTTTTTTAAAAGGTTTGGGTGCGACAGCAGCCGTTGCTGCTACAGGTGTACCCACAGGGGCAGGTAAAAAAACAGACCCTTTAAAAACCATGTTAAATCAATTAAAAAATTTAAATAAAGAGAGTTCTGCTAAATTTGCGCTTTATAGGGAAGTAAAGCGTATGCAACGAGAGCCAACTAGATATAATAAATTTTTAGCAGAAAGAGTTGTTAAGAATTTTTTAAGGGATAAAGAAGTAACAAAGAATTTTGCTAATAGAATTGTAGCTTTATTAAATGGAACTACAGAAGAAAGAAAAAAATTTATTAGTGCTTTTGATTTAGAAGAAGATAAGAGATTAAAAAAAGCAAATGAAATTAGAGAAAAAGCTATAAAATATACACAAAAAAAGAACTTACCCGTTGTTGTAAATATGGATGGAACTCTACGACAATTAAACCAAAATAAGGGCGAACAAGTAGTTTATAAACGTATACCGGGTAATAAGCTGGGTGCGGTAATGCCTAGTATAACAAGTGAATCATTTAGAAAAAAACAAGAAAAGGATAAAAAGGCAAGAAAAAAACGAAAGCCACCAATTAGGCTCAGAGGTGCTGGTTCTGCAGCAGGTGAAGATGGAGTGCATAAAATTTTTGAAGGACCACAGTTAATAAAAATAGAAAAGGATTATCGCAAAGGTGGTATGGTTATTTCAACAGTAGACAATCGCAAAAAAAGATGACTAGAAGTTTAGGACAGTGGAAACTTCCACAGCCAACAGATATTAAAGAAAAAGAGGAATGGGTTTGCATACCTAGAATTGCACGTACTGTTCCTTTTGGTTACAAGCAAAACGAAGAAGACCCCGATATTCTTGAGCCTATACCAGACCAATTAGATAAACTAGAAATGGCTAGAAAGTACGTAAACCAATACTCATACAGAGAAGTTGCAAATTGGTTAAGTAAAAATACTGGCAGAAAAATTTCTCATGTTGGATTAAGAAAGCGTCTGGAAAATGAGCGAAAGCGTAAGAAACAAGCTGCAAGCATCCGCAAGTGGGCAGAGTATGCGGAAAAGGCAATCAGCAAAGCGAAAGAAATCGAAGAAGCAAGAACAGGCGCAAAAGCCACAGGTTGATATACAGGAAGTTGAATACGATACAGAGGCGGTTGAAGAACATGCCAATGTTTTGTTTAAACCAAACCCCGGTCCTCAAACTGAGTTTCTTGCAGCAAGTGAACGTGAAGTTCTTTATGGTGGTTCAGCAGGTGGTGGTAAATCATATGCCATGCTTGCAGACCCACTTCGCTACATGGGGCATCCACAGTTTAGTGGTCTGCTGCTCCGACATACCACGGAAGAGTTACGTGAACTTATATTTAAATCACAGGAACTCTATCCAAAAATCTGGCCCGGAATAAAATGGTCAGAACGAAAGATGCAGTGGACTGCGCCATCTGGTGCGAGGTTGTGGATGTCATACCTCGACAGAGACGAAGATGTCCTGCGTTATCAGGGTCTAGCTTTTAGCTGGATAGGCTTTGACGAACTGACTCAGTGGCAATCGCCATATGCATGGAATTACATGCGAAGTCGTCTACGGTCCACTGCCCCTGACTTGCCTATCTTTATGAGGGCAACTACAAACCCCGGTGGAAGAGGTCATCACTGGGTAAAGAAAATGTTTATTGACCCAAGCGCATATGGAAAGTCTTTTGATGCAACAGATATTGAAACTGGTGAAGTTCTCAAATATCCAGCAGGGCATAGCAAAGCTGGGAAATCATTATTTAAACGTAGGTTCATTCCTGCTAGATTATCTGACAACCCGTATCTCTCTGAAGCAGGTGACTATGAAGCTATGCTCTTGTCGCTCCCAGAGCAGCAAAGAAGACAACTCCTCGAAGGTGATTGGGATATTAAAGAAGGTGCTGCGTTCACAGAGTTTGACCGCAGTGTTCATGTTGTTGAACCTTTTAATATTCCTAGCAATTGGGTTAAATTTAGAGCTTGTGATTACGGGTATGGTTCTTACAGTGGTGTTGTTTGGTTCGCTGTCGCACCGTCTGAGCAACTCATTGTGTACAGGGAATTGTATGTGTCAAAAGTCCTAGCAACGGACTTAGCTGACATGGTATTAGAATTAGAGGCTGAAGATGGAAATATTAAATATGGTGTCTTGGATAGTAGTCTTTGGCATAAGCGTGGTGATACTGGACCGTCTCTTGCGGAACAGATGATAAGTAGAGGTTGTAGGTGGAGACCATCAGACCGCAGCCGTGGTAGCCGTGTAGCTGGTAAGAATGAAATACACAGGCGTTTACAGGTAGATGAATTTACAGAAGAGCCAAGACTTGTTTTCTTTAATAGTTGCACAAACATTATCTCCCAAATACCGTCCATTCCACTGGATAAGAAAAATCCAGAAGATGTGGACACGAAAGCGGAAGACCACTTGTACGATGCGTTAAGGTATGGTATAATGTCAAGACCAAGGTTTAGTATATTTGATTATGACCCTATGGGTAGACCCGGTGGCGGTATGCAAGTTGCAGATGCTACCTTTGGATACTAAGGAAAAAAAGCATGGATGAAGATGACATCATGATTGAAGACGATGCTATTGCATTAGAGGATACAGATGACTCTGTAGAATTTGATGTTGATGTATCCAATATTATTCCATTTATTGTGGAGCGATATAAACGTGCTGAAGACTATAGGTATCAGGACGAAGAGCGTTGGTTAAGAGCTTATCGAAACTACCGTGGTCTGTATGGTCCAGATGTACAGTTTACAGAATCAGAGAAGTCACGTGTATTTATTAAAGTTACTAAAACCAAAACGCTTGCTGCGTATGGTCAAATCGTTGATGTTCTATTTGCTAATAATAAGTTTCCTCTTTCTATTGAGCCTACAGAACTCCCTGAAGGTGTTGTAGCAGATGTACACTTCGACCCAAAACAACCAGAACAATTACAAGAAATGGAGACTCCTTATGGTTTTCCGGGCGATGGTCAAGACTTGCCACCGGGTGCAACATCTCAAAGTCTCACTGAGAAATTGGGTGTACTCGAAGACAAACTGCAACCTGTTCAAGATAAACTAAAAGAAGGTCCGGGTAAAACACCTACTGCAATTGAATTTAGTCCAGCAATGATTGCTGCTAAAAAAATGCAGAAGAAGATACACGACCAACTTGAAGAGTCTGGTGCAAATAAAAACTTACGTAGTAGTTCATTTGAAATGGCTCTGTTTGGCACAGGCATTATGAAAGGTCCATTTGCAAAGGACAAGGAGTATGCTAATTGGGCAGATGACGGAAGTTATGACCCATTGTTTAAAACTGTGCCACAAGTGGAGCATGTATCTGTTTGGAACTTTTATCCAGACCCAGATGCAAACAATATGGATGAAGCACAGTTTGTAATTGAACGTCATAAGATGTCTCGTTCACAACTTCGTAATTTAAAAAAGCGTCCATACTTCCGTGGTCAGGTTATTGACGAATGTATTCAGATGGGCGAAAACTACGATAAGAAGTATTGGGAAGATGATTTATCTGACTATGCACCAGAGCATGGCATAGACCGTTTTGAGGTTCTTGAGTATTGGGGCATGGTTGATGTCGAGATGCTAGAAGAACAAGGCGTAGAAATTCCAAATGAATTAAAAGACTTTGATGAGCTACAAGCAAATGTGTGGATTTGTAATAACAAACTTATTCGCATGGTTCTAAATCCATTTAAGCCAGCTAAGATACCATACGCTGCTGCACCTTATGAATTAAATCCATATTCTTTCTTTGGTGTAGGTATTGCAGAAAACATGGATGATACGCAAACATTAATGAATGGTTTTATGCGTATGGCTGTAGACAACGCTGTGTTGTCAGGTAATCTACTTATTGAGGTAGATGAAACAAATCTTGTGCCGGGGCAGGACATGTCTATATATCCGGGCAAGGTATTTCGTAGACAATCTGGCGCACCGGGTCAAGCTATCTTTGGTACAAAGTTTCCAAATGTATCACAAGAGAATATGATGTTGTTTGATAAGGCACGTCAGCTTGCAGATGAATCAACAGGTATGCCTAGCTTTGCACATGGTCAAACAGGTGTAATGGGTGTAGGTAGAACAGCGTCTGGTATTTCTATGCTCATGAACGCTGCTAGTGGTAGTATTAAAACTGTCATCAAGAATGTAGACGATTATTTATTGCGTCCTCTTGGTGAAGGGTTTTTCCGTTTTAATATGCAGTTTGACTTTGACCCAGATATCAAAGGTGACTTAGAAGTTAAAGCACGTGGAACAGAAAGTCTAATGGCTAACGAAGTTCGTAGCCAGAGACTAATGCAATTCTTGCAAGTATCTAGCAATCCTGCTCTTGCTCCATTTGCTAAGTTTCAGTATATTATTCGTGAGATTGCAAAGTCTATGGACTTAGACCCAGATAAAGTAACAAACAACATGAGCGAAGCTGCACTACAGGCAGAGCTTATGAAACAATTCCAAGCACCTGCGTTAGACCCAGCGCAACAGCAAGCAGCACCAGCGGGAGCAAATGTAGCAGACCCAACAGGTTCTGGTGGGGGTAACATAGGGATAGGTCAAGTACCTATTCCGGGTGAACAAGGATTTACAAGTAATGACGGACAACAAGCAGCAAATACTCAGCCGCCTCAAGCCGATGGTGGGGAACAACCGCCAGTGGGAAGCCTTCAATAATTATTTAGATATACTTATTGAGCAGCAGCAAAAAGCTTTAGAGCAAGAAACAAACTCGATAATGTTAAATCGGGCGCAAGGCGCAATAGCAGTTTTACGTAAGTTAAAATACCTACGGGATGAAGTGAATGACTGATAGAAATGTTTTAGAGCAGACAGATGATTTACTATCACCTGAAGACATGATGCTTCAGGATGAACCAGAGGTTACTAAAGAAAGATTAGCAGAAGCTGGTAAAACAGGTCTTAAAACATTAGCAGAAGTTGCTCCTATTACAGGTGATGCTCTAGCAATATATAATTTTACTGATGATATGAAAGAAGCATACTCTTTGTTAAAAAGGGGTGTTTCAGAAGGTGACATAAAAGATATAGGTCTAGGTGGTGGTCTTATGGGACTTACTGCTTTAGGTGTTTTACCAGCAGGTGGCACAGTAGCAAGAGTTGCTAAAAAAGGTTTAAAGGAAAGTTTATCTGATGCATTTCAGGAAACAGAGTCTTTATTTAAAACAGCATCTGGTATGGATGGGCCAGATGATTTAGTTACTGTTACTGATAAAAGTGTGAGTATTTCAAAACCACCACAGTCTGCAAGAAAAGACTCTGACTCGTTTAAGTACGAAGAGGCTGATGAAAAGATTTTAAAGTCCTCTTCGGTATCTCGACCTAATACACAAAGACAGTTTAAAAGATTAGACCTAAGTGAAGCTGAACCCGATATTACGGGAAGACCCCCTGTAGAAAGAACGCTTGACCAACATTTAAATTTAGAAGGTGAGGGGTCTACTTCTCATTTTATTACCCCGGATGGAACTTTTGTTGATGCTCAAAGCGACCATGTAGGTTTGGCTGGAAACTTTGGTTTGTCTCCAAAAGAGCTTTCTCTACAACACGGGTTTATTAGGACAGCGGGAGTTTTTACAGCTAGAGCAAAAGATAATAAAATAAGTTTTACGTTAGATTTAGTTGATGGTCAACCTATTACAAGAAAACAAAAAAGAATGATTATCAATGCCGTTAATGATGTGGATTTGGCTTATTTAGATATAACAGACCCAAACACAGAACGTGCTATAAAATCATTTACAGATAAAAAAGAAATTAAAAATTATATTAGAACATTAGAAGAGTCTGTGCCAAATCCTGAATATGTAGCAGGTCCACTGGACATAGGGGTAAATGAAGCTCTCATAGATGGTCGTGCTTTAAAAGAATATACAGTTGATACTTTAACAGAAGCAGAAAAAGCCGCAAAGACTGCTACTGTTTCTAGTGGAAAACATTTGGTTGGTAAAAAAGTAAAGCCCGGTACAAAGGTTGGAATTAGACTAAATCTTAATTCTAAATTATCAGGTCCACCGGGAATAGAAAAATTACAAACAGTACATAAAAATAATTATGATGGAAAGGCTTTATCTTATCTTCCTTTTGTAACAGTTAAAAATGTAAAGTTTAATGTTAAACAAGAAGGTAGACAAGCTATTGCAGCTAGAATTAATCAGCTAGATGTTCCTGAAGCTAAAACAAAACACAACATGGCTTCTGTAGATGGTGAGTTTGTTGATGGCCCAAATACTGATGTCTTTTCATCATTTGCAAAATTTGAAGAAGGTTTAGGAGATTTAGTAGAGATAGGATTTAACCCTGCTAGCACACATTTATATATAGATATGGTAACGGGTCAAGCTGTTGAAAGCGCAAAACTTGCAACTGTTATAGGCAATAGAGTATATGCTAGAGGTGTTAAATATATGAAAAAGGCAGACGCACCTAAACCTTTAGATGCATCAGACGGAACACCTCTTCCTAGTGAGGTCAGATATAAAATGAAGAAGGGTGGAGCAGTACCTATGAACAAACCTATTCAACAGCAACAGCTAGAGCTATTTGAGGGTGCTGGCAAGTTAGTAAAACCTAAAACAAACAATGACCCTATTTCAGGTAATCCTGTTCCTAAAGCAAGTGTGCCAGAAGAAGTACGTGACGATATTCCTGCCCAGCTAAGTGAAGGAGAGTTTGTATTACCTGCTGATGTTGTTCGCTATCATGGTTTAGAAAAGCTGATGAAGTTAAGACAGCAAGCTAAAACAGGTATTAACATGATGGACAACATGGGGCAGCTTGGTAACGCAGAAGAAGCTACCATGCGTGATGATATGCCTTTTACACCAAACGTGCAAATGCAAACTGGTGGTGCTGTAATGCAGCCTACAATTACACAACCACAAATTATGACACAGATACCTAATGTAGCATTTCAAGGTGGTCAAAATGTGCAGTCACAGTTTGCTGGTGCAACTCCGGGTATTACAGTTCCTACTGCTCCAACATATACACAAGTAAGCACTGCACCTCAGTACAGAGTTCCTACACAACAAGACCCTGCTACATTTCAAGATTTAACAGGAACTAAACCGGGACAGCTTCAAGAATATGAAACTATTAAATATATTAATCCTGAAACAAAAGAAGAGTTATTTATTCCTTTTATAGGTGGTGAGCCTATTTATCCAATACCTACTGGTTTTGTACGGGCCGATTCTGTAAAAGATGATACACAACAAGACCCGACAACAGGTGTGCAGACAACACAAACCACTCAGCAAGATAGCGGTGATGAAGATACTGTAACAACTAAAACAACTAGATTAACAGAGTTTTTAGATGAACAAGCTCGACCTAAACAAAAGGGAACTCTTGCTTCTACATTAACTGACCCAAGAACACTAGCGGGTGCTGCTACAGGGTTTTCACTATTTGGTTTACCCGGAGCTATATTAGGTGGTATTGTTGCTTCACGAAAACAGGACAAAGCTGAACAAGGTTTTGTAAGTGGTGTAACTGATTCTCCAGAGTTTACGGGTGACTTTAATGCTCAAAGTCTTGGTGCATATGGTAAAACTTATGAACAGGTAACGCAACTATTTTCTGGCACTAGACCAACATTTAGATATGGTTCGGAAAATGGTGACGTAGATAGAGTAACAGGTGGCACTTATGTTAATGGCATGGCGGTTGATGAAAACGGTGATGCAGCTAAAGGTCCGGGTGGAACATTTTCATACTCATCTTTTTCTGATTGGGCAGACCATTTAAAAGCTGGTAGTGAATCTGGATGGAGAGGTGGTGTTGTAGGTGCAGGAACTTATGCAAATATGTCTCCAACTGCAAAGGCTAACTACGATAAATATGCAAGCATTATGGGATATACTCAAGGTGGTCAGGGTAGTGATAGTGATGAAACACCACCACCGGGAACTTCGGGAACACTTAAATCTAACACAAAATTTTCAAGTATAAAAACAGTGGGTGGTAAATCATATGCTGTTACTGATGAATCAGACCCTCGTACAGGAAGTCCTGCCCCAACTACAACAACACCGGGAAGATTTACAGACCCTAGAGACGATTACGGAAATAGATTTGGTGGGGGTGAATTTGATACACGTTCTCCGGGAGTACCAACTGGACGAGCGCAGGATGATATTGTAGGAAGCTCCTTCCCAGTTAGAACACCAACTGCTACAACATCTACTGTGTCTGACAGTAGTGATGATACACCATCAACAGGCACAAGCTTTACCAGTGGTGTAACTGATTCTCCAGAGTTTGGTGTAGATAGAAGCTCTAGTCCTAGCCCTGAAAATGTAGGTTTTGGAGGTGACGATTTCAGAAGTTTTAAAGAAGGTGGGCTTGCCCAACAAATGAAGCGAAGTGGATTGGCTTCTAAAAAATAATCCACATTATCTAATGGCTACCTAACCCCCCACAGATACGGCTACGGTTAGCCCCAAAGGAGAAAAAAATGGCTGAACAAGCTATAATGGCAGAAGAAATGCAACCAGAGAAGAAGGTTGCTTTCGTAAGTAAACCGTACTCACAAGAAGAACGGATTAAAAAAGAAGAGCAAGAACTGGAACAACTGCTTAAAGAACAAAAGGGCGAAGCAGAAGAACCAGAACAAAAAGAAGAAGAGCCTACAAGTGCAGAGGAAAAAACATTTAAAAAGCGTTATTCTGACTTGCGTAGGCATCAACAAAAACAAGCTGAAGAATTAAAAAAAGAAATAGAGGGTTTAAAAAGTCAGCTTGCTATTGCAGCACAAAAGGAAATGAAGCTGCCTAAGTCAGATGAAGACATCGAACAGTGGGCAGAAGAATATCCAGATGTAGCAAAAATTGTCGAAACGATTGCTATAAAAAAAGCTCGTGAGCAGTCTACTGCTTTAGAAGCAAGAATGAAAGCAATTGATGAGTTGCAACAATCGGCTACTAAAGAAAAAGCTGAAGTAGAGTTAATGCGTTTACATCCTGACTTTGGTGAAATTCGTGATAGTGACGATTTTCATGAGTGGGCTGAAGAACAACCTAAGTGGGTTCAAGATGCACTTTATGAGAATGATAATGATGCACGTTCAGCAGCAAGAGCAATTGACCTATACAAAGTAGATAAAGGAATAAAAAGTGAGAAGAAGTCTAAAAAAGATAAAGGTGCTGCTGAAGCGGTGTCCACTAAAGGCAATAGAAGTACACCTCAAACAGACGAAACTTCCACTTATTTAAGAGAGTCTCAAGTTCAGGCAATGTCTCCACAAGAGTATGAAAAGCGTTCTGATGAAGTTATGGAAGCTATTCGTACAGGAAAGTTTATTTATGACATGTCTGGTTCTGCCAGATGACGGTAATATATAAACCTAAAAAAGACATGGAACTTTTTGCTCCATTTGGACCTACGATGGGTTACTTTCGTATGCCAGATGAATTAGTAAAAAGTTTAAATGGTAAAATGTCTGATAAGTTAGAAGATTATTCTGATAACTTAGTTGGTAAGGTTAAAGAGGAACTAGCCTTTGATGATGAAATCATAAAGATTGCTCAAGAAGGATTAGGTCAGTTTGTAGGAAAGTATCAAAACTATACAGAACATAGAAACTCTATGGGAGTAAAAACACTTGATACTGACAACTTTAACTACGGATTACAGATAGTTTCTGGTTGGTTTGTGCGCCAGTTTGAAAATGAGTACAATCCATTACATATTCACACAGGCTCTAGGTTGTCTTGTGTTGGATATTTAAAATTACCAGAAGGAATAGAGGAGGAATGGGAAGAGGATTATAAAGACCACCATCCAGCAAACGGACACATTCAGTTTGCAAGTGGTACAGCATCAGGTTATACATGTACTAACTTTGTTGTTAAACCACAGGTTGGTGACTTTTATGTCTTTCCTTCTCAGCTATTTCATTGTGTTTATCCTTTCTATACGAAGGGAGAACGTAGGTCTTTCAGTATGAATATGAACTTTATTGAAATACCTAAATAAAAAAGTGTTGACAAATAGTTATATTTGTGTATAACTATAGTTAATCAAGAGTGTACGTTAAGCGCATGATGTACACTCAAAATGCAAACACACAGTTTTACGGATTACCTGAAGAGTTTGGCCTGTTGAAGAGTAGGGCGGCCACCTTACTAGGATACACACCCAAGCAACGCAGCCTCTAATAGCTTACGTTTGTATCTGTTTACAACAAAAACTACCAAATAAGGAGATGGTACTATGGCGTTTTCAACCGCTAGTGGGTACGGTAATCTTCCTAACGGTAATTTTTCGCCTATC